GTCTTTCTATTTGTTACTTTCTTCCAGTTTCTATAAGATAGCTGTACACTAAGCTGTACTAATCCATCTAACTCATTACTTAGTTCAATGCCGTTTAAAGTAGTAGGAAACGCATCCATTAAAAGTACTTCGTATACTATAGCATCCTCAGTACGTAAATCAATATCGATATTAATACCAAAAATACTATCAATAGGAAAATCAAAAGCTTTCCCTTTTCTCAATTGAGCTATTCTTACATCGTGACAGTAATCACTAGCATATTTTATTTCATGTGTATTTTGACTAATAGTACTTTCTTGCCAGTCTTCGAAGTATTGTTTTATTTTATAATCATTCATAACATTAAAAGTTAGATTAACATCATCAGAAGCAAACCCGTTAGGCATCTTACGTCCTTTAATACCAATCAATCGCTCTTGAGTTAGAATTTGTCTACCAGGCATATTAACATTAGAGCAAAGTACATTAAGCTCGGTAGTATCATACTTTCCTAAAGATGGCAGAGTAACCACAAACTGGTTAGCCATGGCGAAGCCATTTGCCCTCGAAGCTGCTGATTTTAATTCATTAATATTCATCTAAGCATCCTTCTTGAATCTGCATATACTTTACTGCCACTTTGCTTCTGCCAATCAGCTAAAGGTAAGAACGTAGCAATCTCCCATTCAGGAGCTGGAACCACAGCAAATCTACTCTTTACATGATCAGTAAGATAGTGTTTAAAGCAAGGCTTAAAATACTTTGTTCGAGCAGAACTTTTAAGGTAGTTATAGTTAACAGCAAACCGAGTCTTCTCATCATAGTATTTGTTATTGGTATTATCTAATAGAACATCTAAAAACTTAGCTCTTAATATAGGAGGTAGGTAATGTAGGTTAAGTCCATAAAAACCTCCTTCTGCTTTATCAACAATAATGGTTAAAGGAAAAGAGTCATAATATGGTAGCTTGTCTTTTGTTTTTGGATTATAGAAGAACATAGCCATAGCACCAGGTTGAAAGGTGCTCTTAAGCTCAATAGGATCTTCTTTCATGATAGTATTACGATTGACACGACGAAGGGACTGCGCTTTCTTACGAAACCAGTCTCTTGATTCTGCTGTACGAGGAGTGATTCCTTTACGGAACGCTTCCATCTCTAAGTTTTGAAATAAATTACTCATACCTCTATTTATGTCTTTTTTCTAACCTTTTTCTTACGAAACGGCTTTAAAGGTTTTAACGTTTTTAGTCCTCCCTTTTTGCTTTGCTTAGGCATGATACCCATTTCCGTAAGAGTCTTTTCAGTCCATATCTGGAATTCCCATCCACGATCTTTAGCGTATTCATTAGCAGCCTCCCACTTGTTCATATTCTTAACATAAGTCATAGCTTCATTAATATAACGTTTAGATTTGTCTGGTCGCTTAGGTGGTTTAGTTTCTTTATCTGGCTTAACTTCAACAAGAATAGTTCTTCCATCTTTATAGCTAATTTTTAAGTCCATAAAGTATCGATGCATACGTTTATCTACATCCCAAAAGTAAGGTATTACTACTTCTTCTGAGGACCAATTCTTTACATTAGGATTACTATCACACCAAACAAAGCAATGTCGCTCCCACATAGAACGGTAAACTACCTTATCTGCATCGCCTTTATACTTGCTTCTATGTTTTACGAGATATTTTCCGGAATAAGCCATATAAATACTTTCAAAGTGTAACTACTATTTATTGGAATTATATATGGCAACCCTTCATCAGTTCCCTCTAGATAAAGAGGATGTAAAGTACGAAGCTAAGGTTACGTTTAATGCACGTAAGATAAAAGCATTCGATGTAGACTTCTTGTTTGATGCTGTTGGTATGCCAACAAAGAATATTGAAACTGCAGAAGATTTTAGATCTTTTGATAGAAGATTAGAGGCTCAAAGGCGAACTGATTTTAGTGGGACAGGATCTGATAAAAACTCTGTACCTGGTACCAATCAACAATTTGAAGGAGGTTCACAAGGGAAGGCTATTCTTTATCTACCTCAGGCTATACAAATTACAGATACAGCTCAATATGACAATATCGATCTTGGTATACTAGGATCTGGTACTCAAGCAGGATTGCAGCAAGGAGGAGCTCTTTTACCTTCTCTTATGAGTAATGTAGCTGGATCTGTTGGATCTATTATAGATACTATTACAGGAAGATCTGCTTTATCACAAGATGTTGCAAGACTTGCAGTTAACAGAGCTGCTAAACTAATACCATCAGATCAGGTAAGAGGTGCGGTGTCTTCGGCTACTAGAGTAGCAGTTAACCCTAATACCAGAGCTTTATTTAAAAGTGTTCCATTAAGAGAATTTACTTTTAATTTTAAAATGATTCCCACATCAAAGGACGAGACAGTTGAAATAAAAGGTCTGATTGAATTCTTTAGAACTAACCTTTATCCAGAGGTAATACCTCTAGGTGATATCAACGCTGGTTATAAATTTCCTAATGTATTTGAAATAACTATGACATATACTAATAAAAAAGATCATCTTGCTACAAAGATATTACCTTCTTATATAAAGAGTTTCTCTGCTACGTACAACTCAAGCAGTATGGGCTTTCTTGAAGGTGGTGACTTCTCTGAAGTAGACATTGCAATGTCCTTCGTAGAGTCAAGCACTCTACATAAAGATCTTATCAAGGAAGGTTACTAATGTCTTATTTTAATAAATTTCCAGTAGTTGATTATAATTTCGGGGATAATGAACCTGATATATTATTTAATAATATTTCTGCATACGTTGATATTATTGATCAGGTGAAGCAAGAAGTAGCTTTTTATGAAAAGTACACTATTCTTGATGGTGATAGACCAGATACGGTATCTCAAAAGCTTTATAACACTACAGATTATCATTGGACTTTCTTTTTAATGAATGATAAATTAAAAGAATCAGGTTGGCCTCTCCCTGAAAGAGAAATGAGAGAATTAGTTAAGAAAAGATATCCTCATCGTACAGTGGTTACAGAGGGTAATATTGCTTCTTTCTTTTTACCGGGAGTTCCTGTTGTAGGTAAGACATCTGGAACAACAGGAAGAATAATAGAGCGTAACCTAGATTTAGGTCAGTTAGTTATTGCTTCTGATAAAAACGAAGCTGGGTTAAACAATAACTTTGGTACTACAGAGCAGATTGCGGCAGGTACTACTACAGAAGAGCAAGCGGTTAATGTTGTGACAGCTATAGGTGAATCAGAGCAGTATAATTCTGTTTTATACTATAAAAACTCTAGCGGAGATATTGTAGATATTGATACTTTTAATCAAAATACTTCAGGTTTAACTCCAGTAACTATTTTAGAAGATAATATAAACTATAATGATAAGCTTAAAGATATTATTATTATTAAACCAAAAGTAATTGATACAATTGTTAATGATTATTTTAGACTCTTGAGAGATTAATAATGTCAAACGCTCAAAGCCAATATATTATAGAAAGAGTTTTATTTTATACTGATAGATTTCCTGAATTCGGTCAAGATAATAACCCTAACTCTAAACCAATTGACATAAGAGGATCAGTAGCTGAACTTAACATATATGAAAGTTTAGAGCGGCCCTATCTTACTGCATCTATGACCTTTGTAGATGACACTAAACTAAAAAGTAAATTTGGAATTAAAGGTAGTGAAAAAATACAGATAGGATTACAAGCTAAAAAGTCTTCTAAATTATTCTTAAAAGACTTTATGATAACAGGATTAGCTTCTAATATCTCTGTTAATGATAAAACAGAAGTACATACTGTCACCCTTTTAGAAGAGCACGCTTATCTATCCGCAATACAAAAAATAAGTAAGTCTTACAAGGGTCATCCTGAGGTAATTATTTCAAACATTTTAAAATCTGAACTCAATAAAGATGTATTTTTCTTTAGTGAGAATTCTTCTCAACAAAGTCCAATGAGAGTTAACATCCCATACTGGAGACCATTAGATGCTGCTGATTGGTTAAGAGATCGAATGGCATACTCTAATGGAAGTCCGTATTTTTTATACTCCACTATTCGTGATGATAAGCTTATTATGAACGATTTAGACACTCTAGTGAGAGAAGATGCCTGGAATAAAGATGATGCATATACTTTTTCTCAAGCAGCAGCTATTACAGATCCTGGAACGTCTAATTCTCCTGATAGACTTAGAAAAGAATTGTTTCACATAAAAAGCTTTAAAGCTTCTAGTATTGAAAGTACATTAAGATTAGCAGAGGGCGGAGCGATTGGTAGTCATTTTAACGTTCATGATTTAACTTCAGGATCTGCCGTTACAGATAGCTTTCATAGTGCTAATGAAACTCTAAATAAATTTGTACAAAGTATTGATGCAGGATCAGATATTGAGTCATCTCTAGGTTATGATAACACTTTAATGATGGGACCCTCTAAGAAGAGAGAGATAAACATTTCCTCGTTTCCTTCAAAGATTTTTAGCAGTATTGTAACTTCGAGACAGCATTATGAAGAAGACGGTAAAACTCCTTTAGCAGGGTATCATGATGAACCAAAGCAATCAGCACTATATAAGTTAAAAATTAAATCAGCTTCATTAAGAGCAATCTTAATGAATAATGTATATCAGATTAATGTAACTGGTATACCTTATTTGGCTAGCGATGGTATAGGAGTAGGGACAAACATTCAAGTTCATTATCCTGAATCAACTATGGTTAGTAAAGGAAGTAATCAACTGGATAAAGACAAGTCTGGCAAATTTCTTGTTTATAGAACTAGACATAAATTTACAGAAGGTATTCATGACACAATTATGGATATCGTAAAGCTTACGGATAAAACCAAATGAGAACTATTAATACAGAATATTACGGTGATGATACGAGATGGTTTATAGGAGTCATCCGATCAATAGACGACCCTGATAGATTAGGAAGAGTTCGAGTAAGAATATTTGGTATTCATAATAATCGTACCGATCTTATTAGAGATACAGATTTACCATGGGCTAACGTTGTACTTCCTGTAACAGACGGAGGTACATCTCAAGTAACACAGCCAACTGGTATTCAAGTTGGTGCACAAGTGTTTGGTATTTTTATGGATGGTCAACATTCTCAAACTCCTTTAGTTATAGGATCTATACCTCATAACCCTGCTTATAGAGTTGCGTATGATGGTCCTGAAGATACATATGTACCTACTACTCAGTCATCTGAATCTTATCAGTACTTAGTGGGAGATCAGATTAGTCAGGCGATGAGATTAAAGTTAGAAGAAGCAGGAGCAAGAACTAATGGACAGTTCTTAGATCAAGATCAAGCTAATGAGTTAAATGGAGTGACTGCTGGTTCAGGTGATATTAATTTAGAGTTAGTAGGTAGTGGTAGAAAAGAGCAAATCTTTAATTATCTTAAAGGTTACTTTCAAAAGAAAGGTCATAATAACCCTGGATTTATAGCTGCAGCTTTTGTAGGTAATTTTATGCACGAAGCAGGCCCGAGATTAGAACCCAATACTAACGAAGATCAACCTGCTGTATCTGGTAGTAGAGGTGGTTATGGGATAGCTCAGTGGACTGGAAAAAGAAGAAGAGTCCCGTTAGAAGAATATGCTCTTAAACATAACGCATATGTTGGAAACCTAGCCTTGCAATTATCTTTTGTTACTCATGAATTAGAAGGCAGTATGTCGTTTGTATTTTCTTATTTAAAAGATGACCAGACTCTAGAGTCAGCTACCGAGACAGTATTCTCTCAATATGAGAATCCTCAGACCTCTGTTGACTTTATGAAAGAAAGAGCTGAAGTAAGTAACTACAGGACATATATTAGAGCAGGTGGAATCAAAACTTATGAGAAAAAACGTTCTGGACAAAGCCTGACGTTAAAACCTTATAAGCAAGAA